TAATCACCAAGAGGTCCTCTAAATGATGTCTCACCCCACTGCTGCTCTTGATTTACAGGTGGAGTTGAGTTTGGCATATACAACTGAATCATATTACCATCATATGGAGGAGATGCTTTCTGTTGTGTAGAACTTCTCCTTGAATTATTGTTATTAGCATACTCACTATGAGTAAAAATAACATAGTCAGTTAGATTTGTATTCAAATCCTTTGGATACTTTAATATTTGTGTCATTAGTTTGATACAAATTTTGCTATGTTTAAATTCTGAACTATGTCAAATTCTTCTTGATATACTTCATAAATGTTTGATATAACTTCTCTCCAACTATATCTTCTCATCTCACCCCAATGATAATTTAGGGCAGTGAATCCCCATTTGTATATATTCTCCACCTTTACAAAAGGATGTTGATCATAAGTTATACCAGGACTCTTTGCTCTATATACAAATACATAATATTTATCTGAACTTGGTATAAGTCCAGATGTATCCAAGTAATCAAGAAGCAATCTCATATTGTAATCTGGTCCACCAGTGGCTTGATTCTCCACTAACATGAGTCTGTTCATTATAAAGAGAAAGGTAGCTCAAGACCAAGGTTAATATCAAATAAAGGAGAGAGATCATTCAAAAAGGGAATACTTATAGAACCAGGACCATTTATACCAGAGGTAGAATAAACCTCATATGCAATGTTGACTTGCAACCTTAAGTAAGTGTTGCTAGCAGCAGAGTTCAAAGGTATACTGCTGATGGCAGTAACATAAGAGTTCTTAAAATCAAATCTTTGCGTAGGAACATAACCCTGATCAACACCAGGACTCCTTATTTGTTTGAACTCTCTGATATCATCCTGACCAGGATTCTCTAGTTTAAATATACTAAAGTCAAATTTAAAATCATCTCTGTAAGACATCCTCTGTGTCATTGAAGGGTTGAAATCTATTGGATTAGAACCTTCACTAGCACTCTCATCATAGAGAGCACGAAAAAAATTATAAACTTCAAATTCACTATTTTCAATTAAAGTCATAGTCAACTTAGTTCCATGTCTAACAGAAGTAGGTTGAACTCTAATGACTCCTAAATTTTCATGGCCATTGGCATTTACTGTAGTATGATCAAGAGTTGGGATTGTTACCTCAGTACAATAGAGTTTTATATACTCTTGTATTTGAGAGTCTCCTCTTGGGATAGCTACAGAATATAAAGTAGGTCTGGATACACTTTTGTTTAATAAGGCTCTTGCCCTTTCGTATGACATCCCTATCTAAATATGTGTAGGTATTTAGAGAGTATGGGAGCACCTTTAAAAGGTAAGTTCAAACCTAGAAACCCCAAAAAATATAAAGGAGACCCAACCAATATAATTTTTAGATCATCTTGGGAAAGAGATGTAATGGGATTACTTGACACTAACCCTAAGGTAAAGTGGTGGCAGTCAGAAGAAAAGTGTTTTCCATATTATAATCCAGTTGATAAGAGAACCAGGATGTATTTTCCTGACTTCATTGTGTGCTATGACAGGAATGGCATTGAACAGATAGAAGTCATAGAAGTCAAACCAGCAAAGCAAGTGAAGGGTCCCAATCCAAACCCTAAGAGAAGGACAAAGAACTGGGCAAAAGAAGTGCAAACATATCTCATCAATCAAAACAAATGGAAGAGTATGACAGAGGTATGTGAGAACAAAGGATGGAACTTCAAAATTTTGACAGAAGATAATGTATCCAGGTGGAAGAGATAAATAACTTTATCTACTACATTATTCTATAAGATGCTACCTAAACCATCGCGTCCAGAATATTCAACAACCATCCCCTCTACAGGAAGAAAGGTCAAGTATAATCCCTTTACTGTAAGAGAAGAGAAGATTCTAGTTCTAGCAGCAGAAAGCAATGATACTGATGAGATCTCCAATGCTATTGTAAACATCCTCAATAATTGCATTACTTCACCATCTGATTTGAATGTTGAGGATCTGGCACTATTTGACATTGAGTATCTCTTTCTGAAGGCAAGATCTAAATCAGCAGGTGAAAAAATTTCATTGGTTGTGACAGACCCTCAAGATGAAACATTTCAGGTAAAACATGATATACTAATTGATAAAATTGGCATCAAGAAAACTGAAAACCACAAAACTATTGTGGACATTGATGACAATATCAAATTAAGTATGAGGTATCCTGACATCTCATTCTTTAGAGATGGCATTGATATGTCAGATATCTCTAGCAGTTTAGATGTTATCTGTAGATGTGTTGCATCCATCATTAATGGTGATGAGGTCTACAATAGAGGTGACATGACTGATGCTGAATTGACTGAGTGGTTAGAGTCCCTTACAACCAAGCAGTTTAAAGGCATCTCTGACTTCTTTCAGACTATGCCTAAACTATCTCACTCATTTACCATCAAGAATACTAATACTGGTAAAGACTTCACTATGGAATTGGAGGGACTCGCTGATTTTTTCTAGTGGCGATGACACACAACAATCTCATCGCCTATTATGAAAGATTGTTTGCTTTCAAACAATACCATAGTTGGAGTATATCAGAAATTGAAGATATGTTACCATGGGAATTAGAAGTCATGATGAGTTTACTTTCTAACTACATCCAGAAAATAGAAATGGATAGAAAACAAGCACAAGCAAACCAAGGATAAATAGTATAAAAGTGTTATGGATCAAAGATTCCTTGACGCTCTTCTAAAAAAGGAAGAAGAACAAATCAAAACTACAAAGGGGTTAGAAAAACTCCTAGTAAGTATTGGTACAGATGTTCGCAGAATCAACCTTAGAGAAGAGAAGAAAATTAAAAAAGAGAAAGAAGAAAAAAGAAGGAGAGATGCCGACAAGAAGCAGATAGAGGAAGACAAAGGCAAGAAACAAAGTAAAAAAACAGCTGACGCTGTACAAAAAGGATTAGAACAAGCATCTGGATCATTTTTTGACCCATTCCTGAGAGCACTTAAGAACTTAATTCCTGGTGCAGCAGTTGGTGGTGCCCTTCTGGGCATGCAACAGGGAGGAATGTATGGCGTCCCTGGTATGGGACAAGGTGATAAGGTCGCAGCAAGACTTCCTTTTGGTGCATCTGTAGTAAACAGAAATGCTGCTAAGTTCTTACCAAAAATGAGAACTGGTGGCATCAATGCAATGTTGGAACCTGGAGAAGTAGTTGTAAGTCCTGGTCATCCACTATACCTATCATCTATTGCTCTCAACAAAGCAGTACCTAGATTCCAAAGTGGTGGTCAATACACAGGACCTGGAAGTCTTATACCACCATACTTACAAACTCCCCCACCTCAACCTATTCAGATTCAACCATTTGACCCAGATGCGTTGGTGCAACCACCAGCACCACCATCTACTACAGTACCACCTGGTTCTCAAGGTCCTACTATACCACAACCTCCTGTATCAGTACCTCCTGTATCAGTACCTCCTCCTAAACCTGAACCAACAGAAAGACCTCCTATTAAACTATCAGAGTTGATTAAACAGGTCTTTTCTGTAGGTATTCCATTTCCATTTAATAATATTTTTGGTGGCAAATATGCTGCTGCATTTGCAAGAGGTATTGGTAAAAGTGAATTGCCAAGTACAATAGACAAACTATTTGACACCCCTATGCAATTCATACAGGGATTTGTAAAAGCTAGTGGACTTGAAGGATTGACTAACTGGTTTCAAGATAGAATGAAACCTCTTGAACCAAATAGTGAGGTTATGAAGAAACCACCTGGAAATGCTAGCGCTTTACAAAGGGTGTCAATGGGAGTTGGAGGTGGATCAGACCCTGAGTATAGAGAGGCATTGCTAGTCAAGGAAGCTAGATCTGCAGGTTTCAAAGGCAAAGAACTTGCAGCGTTCATGGCTCAAACTTCTCATGAAAGCGATTCATTTAAAGCCCTCAGAGAATATTGGGGTCCAACAGCAGCACAAAGAGGGTATGAAGGAAGGTCTGATTTAGGTAATAATCAACCTGGCGATGGCAAAAGGTTTATGGGCAGAGGATATATTCAAATAACTGGACGTGCAAACTATAGGGACTTTGGAAAGATAATTGGTGAAGATTTGATAACCAACCCAGAAAAAGCAGAGGACCCTAGTGTTGCAGCAAAAGTTGCAATTGCTTACTGGAAAAAAAGAGTAAGACCCATGGTTAATAATAATTGGGATGATGTATTCTTACACTCTGCTGCTGTAAACAACCCTTCTGCTAGAAGCACTAGTTCTATCAATGGTTATGATGATAGAGTAAGAAAATATGATGCCTATGTTAAAAAAATACAAAGTGGTAATTATATGAAACCACAAAAACCACCTGTCCCTCAACTTCCTTTCATGGAGTTGTGGAATAACTCTGGATTTGGTACACAACCTCCTCCACCAAGTTCTTACAAATTAGGTATGCAAACTGGTGGTGTAGTTGGATTTGATATGAACAGACAATTTAGAGAGGCAAGTAATGTTTCTATGGATCAAAAAGTGAATTCAATGGTGATGCAACCTATTGTTGTAAATGCTGGTGGAGGTGGTGGCATGTCAGGACCAACAACAGCACCAGAGATTCCTGACCTACCTAATAGCCCCTCAAATGATTTTGTTCTTGGTCTAATTATGAATAATCAGATTATGTCAAACAGAATAGGGGGTTAGTATGGCATTTGGAGAACCCTATCATTATAGAATCAACAGCATACGCATCAAAGACGTTGATGTTGTTGGTCTATATGTTCAAGTTGATATCTATGAGAATATATTTTTAGGGGGTATCACTGGGTCTGTGTCTATGCTAGAGACAGATGCAGCAAAATTTATTGAGGATAATGAGATTAAATTCATTGAAGAAATTACCTTTGAATTTACCAACTCATTAGATCAAACACTTGAATTCAATGGGTTCATCAATGGGTATAAAGATAATGTAGTTATAGGCAACAAAAGACTATACACCTTGGACTTTGTTTCTAAAGGTGTAAGGATGAATGAAATGGTATTTGTTAATAAAGCATATAGAAATGCTCTGCCATCTGATATTGCTATAGATATGGCAAAGAAATTGAATCCAGATGCTGACATTCAAAATGTGGATATTGGTGTTCCTATGACATACCTTGTGCCAAACATCAAACCTCTAGAGGTAATGAAGTATGTAAATGACAATGCCATCTCTACTAACTCTAAAATTACTGAGAATGATGATAGAGATAAAGAGGCAAAAGGAACAGCAGGATTTTGTTTTTGGGAAACCATAAGTGGATATAGGTTTGCCTCTATGGATAGTTTATCTAAAGGATTTTCTTTCAATACCTGGCAGGATTATGGCACTACCCTAGCAAATAACTCAAGTTCATTTGATGAGCAGATGAGAACTATCTCTGAATATAATTTTCCTGCTCTAGGTAACTTCCAACATAAATTAAGAACAGGGACATTACAATCAAAACATTACTCAATGGATATAGATAGTGGTATCTTTAGTAGAATCAATTATGATGCCCAAGGAGAACTTGTAAAAGATATTATGTCAGGTTCAGTATCTGGACCTACTAGAATATTCTCTACTATATACTCTTCAGAGCTACATGAACCTAAATGTAAAAAAGCACAACCTCATGTGTGGGATCAAACACGTAAATCCACTCAACAGGGTGTAGCAAAACAAAATGCATTTACTGATAAGCATGGGAGGATTACATTACCACCTCAATTTGATATGAGAGCTGGTGACACAATTGATATCAAGATTACCAAGGCATCACCTAATGATAGTCCTGGTGGTTTTGACCCAAACACTAGTGGGACATATATAATTCATCAGGTTGGTCATCACATTCTGAATAATGGCAGAGCATATACTAAACTTGCTATTCTTAGATCAATTGATCAAGATACAGAGGCAGATACACTAGAATTTGGAGCAGTTCAATGAGTTTAATATCACCATCAGAACCTAAATTCTTTGGCAAGGATGAATTCACTACATTCTTTGGTCAAATAGAGAGTGTTGATGATCCTAAGCGTTCAAATAGAGTTAAGGTCAGAGCATTAGGATTTTACTCTGAAGAAAAGATAGGTGAAGATGGAGTAACCACAACTGATTTACCTTGGGCAAAGGTATCAATGCCAGCAACTCACTCACAACAGATGGGTGTAGGTGGCAAACATGGTTTCCAACCAGGTGACTGGGTATGGGGATTCTTTATGGATGGTAGAGCTGCCCAAAAACCTATGGTTGTAGGCAGTTGGGGCTTTACTGCCAAGGCATCTGAAGAAAACAATAGAATAAATGAATCATCAGTTGATGGAACTATCCCAGAAAATGTGAAACCATTTTCAAAGGTCAACCCTCTATATGATGTCACATTTCCTAATAAAGGTCTTGTGTCATCTGATGATTCTGGTGATATTGCTTATGATACCGTAAAAGATGATAGTGGTGATGGTCATTGCCCTATCAAGAGGTCAGTACAGACAGACCAGAGAGAGTCTCAGAAAAATTCTCAAAGCAATGCTGAGGGACAAGAATATGATACACTCATCCCTGATGGGATATGCTCATCTGTCATTGGTGCTAGGGATGAAATCAATAGGATAATGAAAGAGCAGTTCCCTATTGCTGGGAGCAGGTTTACTTATGGTGATTTAGTATGGGATATTGTAACTGGAAATAGGATTGATTTGAATGGCATCCTGAGTAGGATCTCTATCTTGATTTGTGATATTATAAAACAATCTATACAAACTCAAAAAGCACTACAAGAAAGACTTCTAAACAGGACACAGATGTCTGCACTAGAAGGTGTAGTAGCAGATAGAGATGGCATCAGAATACAAATAGTAGACCAGACCATTGATGTCCAGCAGGATACATGGCATGTAGCATTTGCCAAGTTGCTTGATGTACTATGCTCAGAGGTTCTAAAACTACTTCAAGGTATCAATAACCAAGAAGAAAGTCCTACAGGGCAGAATAATACAGGCATCAAAGGTTCTAAATCTAGGACTCAGGTAGCAGATGCTGCATCATTATGTGTGACTGATACCATACTAAACAATATTGCACTGCTTCTAGAGAAGACATTAGAAGAAGCAAACAATGCAAAGGATAATAATCTAATGGCTTCTATGGAATCCATTCAGCAAGCCACAGAACTTATCAATAACCTAGACCCAGATGACTTCAGATGCAATGAGGATGTCAATGAAGAAGTAGAAAAGATGATTGATATGGTAAGGCAGGACCAACCTACCACTGAAGCTATATCAGATTCCTTTGGATTGTCTGATATATCTCAGTATATCACCATCATGATTGACCTGAAATTTACATTGCTACCTGAGATCTTTAGTAAGATTGGTATTGCAACTCTTGATCCTCTGTCAAAAGATGGGTGCAAACCATCCAGACTATACAGCACAGTCAATAACGCTCTTGGTAGTATTGCTGGTATAACAGATCAAATCAATGGTGCTGGTTCTGATAGTGGCAGGTCATCTAAAAACTCCAAAGATGTATATAAAAACATTGGATTTGGTGGCAAACCAGGTGAAACAGAACAAAATTTTACCAGCACTGTATGTGATGATGCCCTTATTAACAAAACAAGAGATGGAGACAGACAAAGGACACTAAACTCTCTGTCTTTCTGGACACCTGTTGACTTTCATGACCCCACTAGAAGATATGAATTGCAGGGAGAAGTTGAGTTTGATGGAGTTAGAACTAATAATAGTAGAGTATTGGTGTCAAATCAGATAAACAAGTCAGAGAATGGCATCTATATCACATCTAATCTTGAATGGATAAGGTCATCTGATGCCAATGAGAGTAAAGAGTTTACTAAAAATAAACTGGTCAGTGTAAGAAATGTACCTGCAGTAGATGAGTTCTGGGTATACACAGGAGATGATAGACCTAGGTTGGACTCAACCTCAATAATCTTCACCAGGTTATTCTATTCCAAGATAGATTTTGGAGGGGGTGGTACTGGCACCACTGGTGGTACTGGCACCAATACACCTGATGTTCCTACTAGTGGTCGTGGTGTTAGACCAAACATACCAGAAGGTGTTGGTTCTCCTGGTGGTGACACAACAAATAGATTACTTATATCTGAGGGTATTCCTGAAGAGATTGGAATAGCATTGAATCCATTTGTAGAATCAGTTCCTTCAGGATTCAATGGCAAAGCTATTGCACTATCCTTACCCAGTGGTGACCCAGATGCAGCAGAGAACTTCATTAGTGGTATTCCTAATGTAGTATGCATCATTGAACCTGGTCAGGATTACTTCTTTACCAGACCAGACAAACCTGAATGTGGATTCCCTTCTATCTACATCCCTGACTATTTTGGCACACCTACACCAGTAGTAGACCCCTCCACAGGAGAGTTTGTTGCTATCTTGACCCTACCACAGGCATTTGGTATGCTGCCCTCTCCAAGGGTATCTTTGATACCAGACAAGAGTTGTTTAGGAATCAGGTCAGATGATGAAAACTATGACATAGTTGTTGGTGGCATCTACATCTCAAACACTGGATTTAATTATACTGAGGATGTGGTTGTTGAACTCTATGATAGAGACAGAAAAGTGTTGAATGGTGAAACCAAATCTGTAGTTATTGAGGGAAGAATAGTTGAGATTCAGTTGATAAATAATGGGTCAGGATATAAAAGAATACCTGAAGTAAGAATCAAAGACAACTCAGGATTTGGTGCTAGATTATATCCTATAATGAATGTTGTACAAAGAGTACCTGGTGACATTGGAGTAAAACCAATACCAGAAGCAGTCAAAGTATCATATTGTCCTGGTAAGAATCAATTCAATAACCATCAACCCACTTCTTTATAATGTCTGAAGTAAGAGATTTAACAAGCAAGCAAGAGTATCAGTTCTCTTTCCCACAGAAGTGGCCTGATGGTTCTGAGTTCAGCGTCTACTCATCTCCTGATGCTGAGAAGATGATCATCCAGCACTCAAGTGGATCTCACATTGAATTCAAAAGAGATGGTAGTGTCTTCCTGAAGGCAGTTGGTGACCTACACATCAACAGCTCTGTTAATACATCAGAATCTAATAATGAAAGAGAGGAATCTGACACAACAACACTAGTGTTTGATGGAGACCTGAACCTTAATGTGGCTGGTGATTTTGGTGTATCTTGTAAAAGGTTTGATCTTGAGGTAAAAAATAGTGCCAATTTTGTCTCAGCACAAGACTTCAGAGTCAAAGGTAATAATGTTGCAGTAACATCCACTGAGACTTTATCACTAGAACCTGAGAAATCTCTATACATTGACACCAAAGAAGTAAGGGAGAGAGTGGTATCTTATAGAACAGAGATGGGAACCTTGGAGGGAGAAGCCAAAGGTGGTTTGATGATTAATAGAGTTATGGGTAACTCTATCATTGAAAATATGGACCCCAAAGGGGGCATTACCATCAAGTCAGCAGGTTATCTAAACCTCATTTGTGGTGCAGAGAGAGTTGATATCACTGGAGACCCAGCAGCAATATCACCTAACTACATACCATCTTTACAGGCTAAAGCTACATACACTCATATCATAGGACCTAACCCTGGACCACAGGGTAGAGGTGCTCCTGGTTCTGCCTTCTTCAAAATTGGTCCTGGTGGTGTCACATCTGTCATTGAAGGTCCTGTACAAAATACTATAACTGGTGTCTTTACTGAAAATATCACAGGAAATTACACGCAAAATGTAACGGGTTCTAGATTTAGAAATGTTACAGGCATTGAAAGTGTAGATATTACAGGGGTCTACAGAAGAACTGCTAAACTTATATTCCTAAACTAATGACTAACTCTACACAAAATATATTCAGACCATTCAGTGGCTATCTTGTCAAGTGGAGTATCAAAAATGGATGTCCTACTGATGGCAATGCTTGTTTGCAATCTGATGAAGTCTCAGGATTCCCAGTTACAGAGGATGGAGAGATATCATACTTCCATAAAACTTTTGAGTGGGATAGTGTTGAGATTACCTTTGACTCAAATGGAGCAGGTATATTAGAAGGGTTTGAGATAGAAGGAGAGATATATTCATATACTATTGCAAATGATGAAGATGGTGAAGAAACAATCATGGCCATGCCAATAGCATCTGTAATAACTTCACTAGAGATAAAGTCTACACATCCAACCAACAACAACTGGAAACAAACAGGACCACCAGTATTATATGGTGGTGTAGGATTAGTTTCTACTCCTGTGCCAGCAACACTGATAGCTAATGAATCTTTTAGTGCAGGTGTTGATGGAGAGACAGGTTATAATTATGCTGATGTTTTTGAAAAATCAGAGTTTAAATTCTACCCAAGGAACTCTGCTTCACTAGCTGAACTAAAGGAGTTAGAGGTAGGTAGAGGTGAATACTTCCAGTCTAGACCTATCTTTGAGGAATTGACTGACCCAAGTGGATTGGCAGCACCAATTTATCCTATGGATACCATAACAAGTTTTATACCTGATGAAAGAGAGAGTGTTGACATTACTTACACAGTCACTCTTACTGCCACTGATAGCAGTGGTAACCTGATTATTTTAGAAAATGGTAATATCTCTATCAATCAAACTGTTACTCAAGATGTAAATGATTATGGAGAGCAGTTACAAGGTCTTCTACAAATATGTAACTTCACCAATCCACAAGACATTCCATTTGATGAATTTTCTGAAGGATATCCTTACAACTATCCATACACACTTGTCTCAGGATTTGAAGGTGTTGATGGCACCCCTACCACTAGAGGTGATGATGATGACAATAGACCTCTAGAGAAAGGTGATGTTTGGTATGACAAGGATTCTGGTATAAGATACTACTGGGATATGCCTGACTCAGCAGATAACTTAGAAGTTATAGAAAAAGGGAGCAGATATTCAGATGCTCAAAGTGTAGACACTACTTATCTACCAGACCTATCTTGTGGTGCAACAAATGATAGATTTGGTGTTGGTATGACAGTAGATATTGAAACCAGTAATGGACAGATTACATCAGCAGTTGTGAACAAACCTGGTAAAGGTTATGCTGATGGTGATGTTGTAGTGGTAAGAGCAGGAAATAATGATGCCTTGCTAAGAATCAGTATAACCAGAGTATCTGACTGGACAACTAAGTTTATTTCAAGAATCTAATGGCACAAGCAGCATCAAGAAAAGGAGACCCTGATATCACACACTGCTCTCAACCTTTTAGAGAAGGAGCAGCAAAGACTGTATTTGTAAATGGTAGGGGATGGTCTAGGCAGGGAGACCTAAACACACCTCATCTACTACCAGCAGGTGACAAGTGCGTAACTCACACAGCACCCATTGCTAAGGGTTCTCTGACTGTTATTGTAGAAGGACAGGCAGCAGGCAGGCAAGGTGACCCTATAGCATCTTGTACAGTAGTAGGAGAGGGTTCAAGAAACGTCCTTTGTGGGTAGATACTGACTGAATCCCCTTTCCATTTTTACCTCAATAGACTCCTCAAACCTATCTTTATAGGTGTTGGATAGAGTATGGTCTATTACAAAAGTATTTGTATCCTTCATACCATAGCGAATTAAACCAAAGAGACATTCCTTTCCTGTCTCATCAAGAGATGAAGAGAATACTTCATCCAAGAATAACATATTAGTAGACACACTATTCTTTATCTTGCCAATCTCTCTCCAGGTAAGAAGTAAAGCAATATCAATCCTACCTTTCTGCCCCTCAGAGAATGATTCATATACAAAATCTTGATGATATGGTGATGCTACTGTTTCCTTGAACTCAGAATTCAGTTTGAAATGAATAGGGAACTCTAAGTCACCCAGATATTTGCGAATCAACTTGTTCATCACAGGCAGATAGTTCTTTACAATCTGTGCCTTGATGCCTGATTCTTTCAACAAACTTACAACCAAATCAAGTTCACCTAGTTGATTTACCATATCATCTTTCTTTGATTGTAAAGATGCAATTCTTTGATTATATATCTCAAGCAATTGACGTTCCTTGTCAATCATTGATGTATCATCTTGCATCTTGCTAATAGACCTCATAGTGTCATTGATTGAGTTCTCCTTAGCATTACACAACAATTCTTTAGTGTATATCTCTTTGTCTACATTCTGCTTGTAGTCTCTCTTCTCCTGAACATTCTCTAGTTTACTAGTAAGTTTGTTGATAATTTTGGATGCTGATACAATAGCTTCCTCTAGATTACCTTTCTCTTCTGTATATTTTGTAATATTTTTTGCCTTAGTTGTGCTGTCAATTGACTGACCACAGGTATGGCAAGATTCATTGTCAGTATAGAATGAGATATTGTCTTTAACAGACTTAAGTTTTTGATTTAGTCCTACAGTAATATCATTGTATTGCTTATGTTTCTTGTCAGGTCTCTTCTCAAGCAGCAAATCAATCTCAGCACTCACTTCAGAAGAGTGTTTCTTGAGATCAACAATCTCTGATGCTAGTACAACAGATTCATTCTTTAGTTTAGTTACCTTCTCTTGAAGTTCTTTGATATCATCTTCACTTCTGTTCTCAATATCTTTGACTCTATCTTCTTGAATCTCAATATTGTATTCCTCTTTGCTTATATCTCCCTTGATGGTGGACAAATTTGCCTTTAGAGATGACAGCTTTTCTTTAGCTAACACTGACATTGTAGTGAAAATTTTGATGTCAAGAAGGTCCTCTACACACTCTCTGCGTGAAGAGGCGTTCATTGCCATAAATGGTTCATAGTTACCACTACCAAGAATCACAACCTGCATAAAGGTTTTTTGATTCATCTTAAGGATATTCCTCTCTAGATATCCTTGATTGTCTTTGTCAGATGCCTGCTGGTCTAGTTCCTTTCCATCTCTGTATATCTTGAATACCTTAGGTTTGATACCACGCAAGACATGATACTTTGTCTTACCAATTTCAAACTCAATTTCAACTAACAATGCCTTTTTGTTAGCAGTATTGACCAGTGATGGAAGGTTTACTCCCCTAAAAGATTTATTGAACAACACATAACAAAGGGCATCAAGGATCAGTGATTTGCCTGATCCATTGGTGCCATGAATGAGTGTTGTTTTATGATTATTGAGATTGATGGTTACAGGTTTGTTACCTACACTTAGTAAATTTTGAAAGGTAATTTTTTTGAATGTAATCACTAGCTAATAAATTCTGTGTAAGTTTCAACGCGAGGAAAAATTACTTCACCTGGTTCTACTATGGAGTAAGCATAACCAAGCATGTCGCAAATTTTGTCAATATGTTCATCTGGTGTCTCAGTTATTTTTAGATCATAACCTACAGCACCAAGTAGTTCATTATAACTCATAGCATCATCTTTGTCGACAAAAAATTGAACCATCATGGTTCCATCTCCATCAATGGTGGCATAAGTTCCACTCTCAATACTATCTTCTTCCTGGGTGAGTATGTACATTACACCTCCTGGGCTTCTACATACAGAGTTTTAAAAATGTTTACTAGGTTTTCTTTATTGATATCATTCTCTAGAGCGTTCACATAGTTAGTTAGTGTAGTAAGAGTGTCTTCACTCTCAATATCAATATTTTCGTCAACTTCAACCTCAAAGTTTTCAATGACTTTTACATCATGAACACTATTATCATACAATTTATCTACCAGCCTTGATAGTTTTACAGGGGTAGATTTACCTTCCACAATAATCTTGATGTATGTGTTGGTATAATCAGGAGGATTGATATTATCAATCTCCTTGTTCTCATTATAGAAGATTTTGTGGAACATTGAGTTAGGGTTGGGAATCAACTCTAACTTATTATTATCTAAATCAAAAATGTGAAACCCTCTAGTTTCTCCTTCAT